GCCAAGATCCGGGCGGATGATGCCCAGGCCGGGGCTAGCTACATCGCCAATGGTGTCATTGCCCCCGAAGAAGAACGGGAGCGGTTGCAGTCAGACCCCAACAGTGGCTACAACAACCTGAATGGCCCGCCACCAAAGCAGGTGGACGAACCAACCCCCGAAGAGACGGCGGAGTTGGAGGAAGAAGGCAAGCAAGCGGACCATGAGCGCCAGAAGGACCTGATTAGCCACGAAGCGAAGGTTGCCCCGAAGCCCGCCGCCGCGAAGAAGTAGAGCCATGGCCGCCAAGCTGGCACAGCCCTACGATGAAATCGTATGTGATGAAGTCCACCCCAACGTTGGGGTGGAGTACGCCTACGCACACGCGCTGTTAGTTCCCATAGGAACTATGGCGGCGGAAGTGGAAGCAGAGCTGGCGGCGGACTGGTCGCGCGGGGTCAACACTGTGGGTTTTGCCAGTGATGCCCCCAACCTGACCCTGTTGGTACAACGCACCCTGGACCGGCTCACCAAGCGCTGGGAAACCAAGTTTGATGGCATGGCCAACAGGATAGCTGACAAGTTTGCCAGCTCCGCCTGGACAGCTACAGACAATGGGGTGCGGGCTAGCTTTGCCAAGGCTGGCTTCACGGTCAAATTCAAGCCCACGCGCGCCATGAAGGACGCCTATGCCGTGCGCGTCCAGGCGAATGTGGACCTTATCCGCACTATCCCCCAGCAATACCTGAAGGATGTAAAAACCCAGGTTTGGAACGCAGTTACGGCGGGGTCTGACCTGAGCCGCTTGACTGCCGACATTCAGAAGGTATACAAGGTCACTCAGCACCGGGCTAGCTTCATCGCACGTGACCAGAACAACAAGGCCAAAGCTGCGTTTGAAGATGCTCGCCGCAAAGAGCTTGGGATTGAGGAAGCCATATGGGCGCACAGCAGTGCTGGTAAAGAGCCCCGAACAACACACGTTGCAGCTGCGAAGCGCAAGCAACGTTACAAAATCAGCGAGGGTTGGCTGGATCCCGCTGTTAACAAACGCATCTGGCCGGGTACAGAAATCAACTGCCGCTGCATGTCGCGCTCCATCATCCCTGGGGTTGCTGCTAGCGCCCGCACGGGCCGCATGAGCGCCGCTGCAGTGGTAGCCCGTTACAACGCAACACGGACACGCAAATGACAACAATCGCCTACCGCAACGGCATCATAGCCGCTGACTCTCGCGTTACCACCAGTGACGAGTCCGCCGGGGATTACGCGGGGAAATGTGTGAAGCTGTTACGTGTTGGTGACAACATCGTGGCCCTCCAGGGTGATAGCTCCCCTGGCATGGCGTGGCTGCACTGGTTTGGCGAAGGCATGAAGGATGACACGTTGCGGGACCAGATACGCACGTCCGAAGCGGACTTCACCGCCGTGGTACTCAACAAGCGTGGCCTGTGGACCTGGGACAGTTGGCTGATACCGGAGCGCGTTACGGCTCGGTTCTACGCCGTGGGCTCAGGCACCAAGGCTGCCCTAGGGGCTTTACACATGGGCGCCAGTGCGGTACAAGCTGTGCGGGTTGCTTGCAAGATCGACCCCTGGAGCGCGCCCCCTGTTATTTCCATGTCCCTAAAACAAAGGTAATTCCTATGGCCAAGGCCAAAACCACCGCCCCCGCTACCCCGAAGAAAGGCAACACCGTTGCCAGTTTCCGTGAAGAGAATATCCCCAGCGTGCGTATCCCCGCGCGCATCCGTGAAGGCTTCGTGGCCATGAAGGCCGCCGGTCATGCATGGGTCACCAACATGGACTTCAGCCGCCTGTCTGGTGTCAACGCAGCGGACCTGAACGCCTACGCGGAGCAATTCCCGGACCAGACGCACGAAGCGGGAAATAAGTCCCGTTCCAAGCTGTACTGGTTTGTATCACCCGCCGCCAAGACGGCGGCCCTCGCAGAGTAACCAACCATGTCGAAAGCGGTAGAACGGACCAAGATTCTGGGCGATGGTGCGAAAGGCAACACCATTGAGCAGTTCCGCAAACTCAACAACCCGTTTGGTGAGTCTTCAGAAATCACGGTTAGCTTCTACCGCGACATACCCCGGCGATTCCGTGGCGCCATTGTGGTGGCGGCCCAGAATGCAACCCCGGTCCACGCTGACTGGTGGCAATGCATCCTGGCCGCTGCCCGGCACTATCGCTATGAAGTGTTTGTCATACCGCTGCGGTACAAGAATCCAACCAGCGTGTGGACCGGCTCCCAGCGCAATGCGGAACATTGGGCGGAAGCTGTCAAGCCCTACCTGTGGAATAAGCGCCACGTACTCAATGACAACCTGACCCTTTTTGCTGACGTGCCCACACAGCCGACAGACACAACACCGCTGTCCGGCCTGGACGCCATGAGCGGCCCGCAGTCCGCCATTTACGGTCACGTCAAACTCAACAGCACCAACATTCCAGTGGCCAGTGGCCGCATGCCCAAGCTGATGACCACAACGGGCGCATGCACGGAAGAAAACTACACGCTCACGAAGCGCGGCATCATCGCGGAATTCCACCACAGCCTGAGCGCCCTACTGGTGGAGTTTGAAGGTCCGCGCTTCCATGTGCGCCAGCTCCACTACAGCAAGACCCACAACAGCGCCACCGATGGCTTGAAGGGCAACACCTTCCACCCCAACGGCACAGTCAGCAGCGCCCCGCGTGCGCTGGCTCTGGGGTGTGGGGACATTCATGTGGACTTCATTGACCCCCAGGTATGGAAAGCCACGGAAAAGGTGCTGGAACGCTTGCAGCCCGAAGCGGTCATTTTACCGGACTTGTTGGACTCCTACGCCATCAACCACCACAGCCGCAATGACTTGCTAGTCCAGAAGGCCAAGCATGACAGCGGGCGCAACAATATGCTGGCGGAGTCCATGCGCGCCATTGGCTGGACGCGCGGCAAAGCTAAGCGTTTTGACCAGACTGAATGGGTGGTCCAGGCCAGCAACCACAATGACATGCTGCGCCGCTGGGTGTTGGACAAACTCAAGCATGGTTTCACGGATGACGTACACAACATGGAGTTTGGCCTGGAAACCGCCCTGTACATGGCGCGTAACAGCGTCATGCGGGAAAACGGTGTCCACTACCCAGACCCCCTTCACTACTGGTTCCAACAGCAAAAGGGCCTTGAAAGCAATATCCGCCTGCTTCACTTGGATGAGCAGTACGCCAAGGGCGACGTGGCGTTGCACCTACACGGTGACCTGGGCGCCAACGGGGCCAAGGGCTCGGCTAAGACCTTTGCGCACATGGGTGATAAGTCTGTGACCTTCCACCGCCATATTGACTATATCTATGAAGGCAACTATGGTGCCGGAACCAAGACCTACCGCCGCCTGGAGTACAACCACGGATTGAGTAGCTGGACCAACGCAGACGTGCTGGTCCAGTGGGATGGCAAACGGCAGATAGTCCGCTATATTGACGGGCACTGTCATAACTGAGTCCCGCCCGCGCGCCGGGCCAAGTGCTTCCCCTAAGACGGGACAACGGCGCGCGGGAGACGGGCAACATAACGAGTACATACACGCATGGCACTAGCACACGGTTTCCAGGGTGACCGGCCCTACATTTCGACATGCAAGGGCAACCGCTTTTACATTGACAACCCGGTGTTTGATATCGAAGAAAGCGCCCACGCGCTGGGCAACATCTGCCGCTACGGCGGCCACTCCCGCCGCTTCTACTGCGTAGCTGAGCACAGCATGCTAGTTGCCACCATCATGGAGCAACTGGGCCTGGGTGATCCGTTTGAAGGGCTCATGCATGACAATCATGAGGGCTACTTGATTGACTTGCCCAAGCCCTGGAAGGCTGCCATAAGCGACTATTCGCCAGTGGAGCTGAAGCTGGAAGCCGCTTGCCGTGTTGCATACGGGCTCACACCCGTCATAACAGCGGGTTGCAAGACGGCGGACCTTATTGCCTTGGCCATTGAAGCGCGCCACCTGTTGCCCAACAAAGGGGACGATTTCACGTGGCCGGATGGCATCATAGCCCAGGCCAACCGCTTCCGTGACTGGCACATGCCGTGCTGGGCTCCAGAGCTGGCGCGGGACCACTTCCTGGCATGCTACGCGGAATTGCGCAACGGTCGCGGGCAGTCCCGCAATGTTTAGCGCTCATGTGCTATCCCAGGTGGCCATTGCCCTCACAGGGGTGGTGGCGATTTTCCTAACACAGTCTGGCCGCCCCGCGTGGGCGCGCTGGGCCTGTTGGTTTGGCATGGCTGGTGAGCCCGCATGGTTCTACAGCGCCATACTCGCACACCAGTGGGGTGTGTTCTGTCTGGCGTTCCTGTACACCTTCGCCTGAGGCAACGGCATTTACACCTTCTGGTGGTTGCCGTATCGTGCCCGCCGTAAAGCTCGGTTGCCGTGCGGCTGTTATGTCATATGCACGGACCAGCGTCCGGGCCATCCTTCAACATATAAGCCCAGCGTTGGTGGCTGGGTGAGGTAACACCATATGCCGCTACCAAAAGACAACGCGCTTCGCAAGGCCCT